TTTATCTTCTTCGGGTAAACCATCTCTGAATTGTTTGAATGCCCAAATTACATCTGAAGGCTGTTTTCTTTTGATGTTTCTATTCATCCAAAAAAGAACAAACTTATAATCTTTATCACCAAGAACTTGTTTTCTAAATTCTTCAGGTACTTCTACTGGTTGATATAAATCAGAATTGATACCATGTGGAACATAATCTACTTGCCAATCTTCTAAATTTTTAATTGTTTCAGATTCGATTGCTCCTACTCTTTTTACAATACCATAAGTTTGTTTAGAAATACAACCCAACCAATCACAAGATTCATAGTAATCTCTGTTGTAATCGGGGTCTGGTAGGTCATCCCAAATGTGATAGAAAAGAATTGGGATGTTTTGTCTAATTTCTGCTTCAATCTCATATAACCATCTCCAATATCTTGGGTCTGTGAAGTGTAGAATTGCATCAGGTTGATGTCTCATGATTAGTTCTCTGAGAATATTTGCATCACCGTATCCACTCCAAGGAATGATTTTAAGTGAAGCATCTTCTAGTCCACTAATTCTACGAGCATCTTCACCTAAATCTATTTCTTTACCTTTATCAGGATGATTAACTGCTGCTCCTAGTTGTACCCAATCGAACTTATCAAAGGTTCCGAATACAAATTCTTTTGATACTGTTGCAATACCGGATGACATTCTTAAATCATCTGAAAGTAATAGTATTTTTTTCTTCGCCATTTATTCTGATTTAAAATTGTGAACCACTAACTTGTAGTTCTTCATAAGTGTTAATTTCATTTCTAAATTCCTCTTCGTTAATGTACTTATGTACCGAACGATTTACCAATTTTTGTAGTGTGATATTGGAATCAAACGAAATTCTTTTGAACGATGAATAGATATCCTTTACTATTTTCACCGTTGTCAGTTTTGTATCTGCCATAACTCTCCGTTTTTAATATATTTTAATATAAATATATACAAATATAAAAAACAGATTATTTCCATACAGAACAAAGTCCTCTCGTTTTAAATTCACACCAATCACATTGTTTACCTTTGTTGGGTAAATATTCTCTTTGAATAAAATTACCACCTTCATCAAAAACTTCATTTACAAAGTTAAGGAATCCATTCCATGCATTGTTTACTGAGGGTTTACCATTTGCAGGAACGAATTTTGAGATTCGTGGTATAGGGTATTCAAAATCCTCTGAGATTTTACGTTTTAAAATTTGATATTCTACTTTGATTTTATCTAATGGAATATTATATTTTTCTGAGTAGAACTTTTTGTATAATAACATCTGAGAAGTTTTTATTTTATCAGCCTTCTGATATTTGTTCCAACCTCTTGTTGATGTTTTTAAGTCAATAATAATGTACTCTTGGGTTGTTTTATCTTTAAGTAAGATATCAATAAAACCAATGAAGTTTACACCAGGTTTTACTTCTGCATTTAATCGTTGTTCGATTGCTACCAACTCGAAACCACTTTTGTGGTAAAGTTTATCCAACTTGTTGGTAAAATATTGTAGAATTTTCTTACCATCCTCAAAAAATTCACCTAATTCTTCTTTGGTACATGGATACATACCATCTTCCATCTTTTCAGATTCTTTGGTAAAATGTTCTACAAGTTGTTTGTATAACATTTGTTCTAAATTGAGTTGAAGTGCTTGTTTTTTGGTAACATTATACATCACATCTAAGAAGTGTTGTATTGTTTCGTGCATAGCACTACCGAAAATTGTGTGAATGTTTGCTGATGATGTTCCCAATTTATCGATATAGTTCAACTTGTACTGTTCTTGACAGGTTGAATACATACCATATTGAGAGTAACTTACTTTTGCCATTTATCTTTCTTTGTTATACAAAGATACGAAAAAAATAGGAGAAATCCAAATTTTATATCAGAAATTTATATGTTTGGGTAATTTTTTGTGTAGGGAGTTTTCGGTTACGATACCTGTAATGGTGAAACAATACCTTGGCCAATAACCTGAATTTGCAGTGGAGTGGTAGATTCCTTCTTCCCAGCAATGAATATCACCAAGTTTCCATTGATGAATCGCTGAATTACCTACAAGAACATGATGTCCCCAATTCCAATCGTTTAGTTGAATTAAATATCGTATTACTTCTGTATCATCTGGTACTTTTGCAAAGTTTCTTCTATAATTGTTGTAAGAATCTCTATGCCATGGAATAAATTTACCAGGTGGTTGTTCTAAGAACATTATTTGTGGATTATCCAAACCACTTAGTTCTGCCATTTGGTGAAAGATAGAAGGAAGAATTCGTGTTTGTCTACCACCTGTGTTATGTTCATTAAAACCTGCATTTTCTAAATCGTTATGATATCCTTCCATGAAATCCTGGGATTCTTTATTGTAGTATGTTCCCTTAATTCGTGTTTCTGAAAACTTTTGTTCATCAGTCATTGAATCTATAACATCTTGTACCGAAGATTCTAAATTATCGGATACAAATCTACCAACATATTGAACATCTTCGATTTTCTTTTGAGAATCAAAGTGCCAATCAAAGTTTTTCTTATTCCAATCCCAATAAGATTTCATTATACTTTTAACTTTAATTTAGTTATCTCCTTTTTTTCAATACCATATTTCTCACAAATATATTTTACATTTTCTCTACCTTCACGAGTTGCATAAAAAATTTCAAGATATTCTTCTGCTTCTCTAGTAGAACACATAAATTCGTTAACGATTAGTTCAATTAACCATTTTTCGTATTTAGTATCATTTTTGCCTTTGGTATATTTTAGATAATACTTTCCTTTTGGAATCAATCCAATGAGAGCAAGATATAATGCCTTTGGTTCTAATACTTGTGTATATGGTTGTATTTCAGAAAGTACTTGAATCCAATCTGGATTCATAGAAAGGAATCTATGAATCATATAATTAGACCAGGTCTTTTTATCACCATCATCTAATGTTTCCCAATAGTTTGGATTTTGTTCTGTTGTAACCGCCTTGATATGGTCAAATAGTGATTTAGCCATTTTTATGATATAACTGGTTTTAATTCATCAGGTAGTAAATCTGTGTTAATTTCACCACAATCCCCACATAAATATAATTCCACAGGTATAATTGCATCTTTGGGTTGACCTGTGGCTAGACGTGATAATTTTAAAAACTTAGTACCTTGTATAAATACAGTTCCATCACATATTTCGTTTGTACAAACCATTTCTTTGGCTTGTTTTAAATCTACTTTTGGTTGTTGTCCTAATATATCTGCCATAACTTTTATTTATTTAATATGTCTTTTTCGTTTTGTTTACCAATTTCTTTAGCCCTTTCAAATTCTTCATCTGTAAGTTGTCTACCACTAAAAGCAGCGTTCATTGCTGCCATTTTTTTAGTTTCATGTGAATTCAAGGGTCTTGTATGTTTTCTAAGATGTTCTGATTGTCCATCTAAGTATTCCAAAAAAGAATCAAAATCTTCTTTACCAAGTTTATCTAACTCTTCTTCTGTAAGTGGGTTGTTCGGGTCAAATTTCATATCTTATGTTTTATCTTTTACAAAGATACAAAAATTATTTTAATTATCCAAGCTTTTTAAATAAAAAGGAAGTTTTACTTCATATGAAGCATAATCTCTTTTGTCAAATAAAATTCTATGTTTAAGTAACCATTCATAGTTTTTTAATTTCATATTCCAATGTTCTGCCAAATTATCTAAATTTTTATCAAAAATACTCTCTAAATCAATTTTATCTTTTAATGATGGATAAACAATTTCTCTTACATATTTTAAACATAATTTAGGGTGTAGATGATAATCAGGACATGATTCATTAACTTGACCCAATGAAAGATGACCCATATCTTTATTATTATTATCAATACTAAAAAATTCCAAACAAGGTTTTAAGAAATTAGTTTCGGATAATTTTTTTATATCATCAAGATGTCCTTTTTCTCTGATTAGTTTTATACCCTCATAGAATATATGATTGGGAACCGTACCTATTCCAGGTTCTCCTAAACTTCCCTGGAACCAAGTATCCAACATATGGTTCATAATATATGGAATACCTTTTAAATCTAAAAAAGTTTTTGTAGTGTATAGATAATTTCTAAATTCAGTAGAAAACTGAAAAAGATTTAATTGAGTAGTGTCATCAATTCCGTCATCTGGATTAAAAGTACCCAAAGTGTTCCAATGTGTATTACCAACTCCCATCCAATCTCTTCGTGGAATACCACTCCATTGAATATAAAAAAAAGTATCAGTAATATCATTGTCTTGAATATAATCAAATAATTGATTAAAAATATATCGGTTTCCTCCACCCGCACTTCCTAAATTTTCATATTCATCAAAACAATACCCCATCCAATCTGGTACTGTTGGGAAATGCCAATGGGTGAAACTACAACCTACTGCTACTAACTTTTTCATAATAATTTAATTATATCTTTTACTGTTTTTGGTCCTACCTTTATCGTATGATATGGAGTATTTGTTTCATCCAATACTTGTTTACATAAACTATCGATTGTAATTGATTCTTCTAAATTTTGATATCTTTCTTTTTCATTATGTTTTCCTTCAGTTCTTTCTAAAAGAATATTAATGCTATCATATTTTTTGTGTAAATCAATTACAAAATTATGAAAAGGTTCTCCATAAAATTCTGCAGGATATCCTTCTGTATAATATCTGTGGTAAATTGTAGAAAATAAAATTGGGGAATCAATAACAATATAATCTACTTTACCATAACATTCTGCGATTCCTCTATGTTGATTTGCGAATACATAGAGTTGGTCTGATATCGCTGGTATATTTTTATCCCATGCCAATCTTTTTGGAAACTCGTATGGGTTATTACAACTTATGT